GTCCATTAACAGCCTTGGCTGCTAATATACATTGTTCTGCTTCTAAATCTGTCAATTCAAACTTACTAACCTTTCCGCCTCGGGAAAAATTCGATCTAAAATCTCCTTCTATAACATCTCTCCTCATAGATGACATTATTCTACCACCAAGCACTAAAACCCTTACATCATAATCTGTTTTAATATACTCTTGTATCAATAAATCAGCATTCTCATCCTGATTAAAAATCAACTGTACAATAGCGTCTAAAGACCTTTCAGACTCTATGAATACAACACCTACGCCTTTCGATCCTTTCAATGTTTTCAGAACTATTGGAAAATCTTTATCTAAAGTTTCTACAGCTCTTTTCAAGCCTTCTTTATTTGGAACTAAAACTGTTTTTGGTTGTGTCAAACCAAAATCATCTAATCTTACATAGGATCTATATTTGTCAGAACAAATTTCTATAGTATCTCTATCATTTACAAGACAAAGGCCATGACCTCGACTGACACCTGTTTTTTCCAATAGAGAAATTAAATCTAACCAACTTTCTTTTAATCTAACTGATCCACGAACAAATACAACGGTATCCGTACTTGTAATATCAAACCCTTTATCGTCATCTGAATTATGTATTGTTCTTTTATCATTTGTCAATTTGATATAAGCCCCATCAACATTAACTACATAAACTTCATGTCCTAATTTTTCACCTTCTTCTGTTATTCTTCCAGCCGTATAGAAATATTCATTCTTCTGAGGCTTTTCAGAAATTATAACTACTCTATACGGATCTGGTTTTTTAGATTCTTTTTTCTGTTCAGCCAAAGTTCCTCTGGCTTTACGAACCATTGAAAATGAATTTGTCATTTATTATCCCATTAAAACTTTTGGCTGTGGTACTGCTATACCAGAACCAAAAACTCTACGGTAGTTATCTTCAATTTCTTGAGAGGGGTTTGATACAGTTACTACCCAATCCTTTGCAATAGAAAACTCTTTACTTTTACTAAAAGGCTGCCATGGCACCATACCCATCTGTATTGTATTTCCTCTACCGTCTGGCATAGGCATTAGTACGGCAGGGTTCTCTATACGATAGCTCGTTTCAGTTTCATACAATTCTCCTAATACATCCTCACCACTTTGCATTCTCAATAATTTAATCATCACGTTTCTTTCCAATATTATATTTTGTTTCCAAGACCCACTCGTCCTTTTCCCTAAAAGATAAAATCTTTATTTGGGATAACGGTGCTCTCGGTTCAGCTATACCAACAATCTCTAAAAGGTCCCATTCTTCTAACAATTTTGTTATAGCGTTTCTGCGCTCTACATCATTTTGCGACAAATTTGCTTGCTTTCCATCCAGCGCAAACAATTCTTTAAAATGCACTATAAAATAAAGACCTTGTTTGTGTAGAATATGACAAGACTGGTATAACTTCTTCTCTTTGCGAGAAGATACTCCTATGCGGGATAATGTTTCACGAATTTTTAGAAAATCATCCGGATCCTTTAGGCGGACTTCTAACATCAATCCTGGATCCCATTCCACCAACTCCATTTTTTCCACCTCGACTTATTATTTTTTTTATATAATCAATTTGTTCATTAGTTAATATATCAAGAGCTTGTCTAGCCTTTTCATTACTATAACCATAATACTCTTTAACATAATCAAGATTTTTAATCTTGTTAGACCTAATCCACTTACTAAATCTCTTTTTGGGTCTTATACTATTTAGTAAAAATTGAAATTGAAGGTTCTTATCAAGGTGATGCATTTTATTCATTTCATTAACAAACAAAATACAATCTGGGAAAGAAGATAATGCCTTGTTTACTATAAAGGCAGGGTATCTCTTTTCCCAAAATTCATCTTCACTATCCATCAAATCAATTTTCTGATGATTGATAGCATTAAGATAATGTTTTAATTGGTATGGAGGTTCTTGATTTTTCATAGCCAAACTAAACTTCCTTCATTCTTATATAGATAAACATCACCTGGTAAAGATCCTTTAGACCAATTGTGCTCTCCCACTAAAGACATTCCCATCTTTGTATAAAAACTTTTGGCTACAATATTATCTCTGCGCACGGACAACCAAACCAATGTATTAATGTAATCAAAAAAACATTGTAAAGTTTTCGCTGCATTTGCTTTCTCATCATTTTTATCCTTAACTATTTGCTGTAGCAAACAATGATCCTTGAGAGCCAAGACCGTACCTATTTTCTGGGGACGTTTATAAATCTTATAAGTGATAATAACCCCATTCTCAAAAATACAACGATTAGCTGCAATCTCACGCTTTATAAAATCAGTTCTAATGTGAGGAAATATATCTCTATATTGATAGAAAATCTCTTTAACTTTTTCAAAATCTTCTGTAGTTGCGTGTTTCATTTTTTAAAAAGGAAAATTGGCTCATGTTTGGGTTTTCCTGTTTGTGAAGATAATTGAAGATGCCAAGTATCTGTAAGTTTAAAGCCAGTTTCCTTTCCTAGGCGCACAGTTTCAGATTCAAAATTTTTAATTCTCTTTGTATCAGCAACATTCAATGCTAAAATAGAACCGGGCTTTAACCCATAATAACAATTTTCTATTGTTTTCCTTAGAAACTCCTCCACCCAAAGTTCTGTAGTATCATACTTCTTATATGATTGTGTATCTTCATCAGAATATTTCTCCCAATCAAAATAAGGTGGTGAGGTGAAACAAAAATCTACACTGTTTTTATCTGGCCTAAAAACTTCACTACCGAGCTTATGTAATTCTATCGTCCTTTTCTTATTACCCCAATCATTGCGAATCTCCTTCAGTCCCTCAAAAGTTTCTGTACATGGATCAGTACCAATATAATTAATATTGGCTGTAATAGAGCCCAACAAACGACCTCCATAACCACAACTCATATCCCAAACAACTCCAGAATCTGTACCGAATAAGGAAGATTCCTTTTCTATAAACTTATCATATAATAAGGCGGCTGCTGTGGGTCTAAAATTAGAAACGACCTGTGTACCAGAATACCGACTGAGCATTGCCCTCATGTCCAAAATTGATATCATATGATGTTCTCTTTTTGGAAAGAAAGTGCCAGATAATATTTTTTTAATACCTTTCTTCAGATGCTCCTCATCATTCCAAATCTCTATAGGAGTTTTCATCGTGCCACATTTAATATCCCAATGATGTGTCATATAACTCCAAGCCAAAGAAAGACCGTGGGCAGAAGAACCCACAGTCTTTGTTCTTGGTTTAAAAAGAATGGATCTATCGAACTTAATTAGTTTATTAAACTCCTTCTGACGCCATTTAAGGTCTTTTGGATAGTCTGGGAATCCCCTTCCTATCCATTCCTCATAAACCTCATTAACCAATTCTTCACTTACTTGAATTGGCATTGGGTCATTATCTCTGTTAAGCACGCAAGGAGATTCACTTCCGGATCAGCAACAAATGCACTATAATACTGATACTTACCAATAACCAAAACTGCAGCCGGAATGCTAGATGGCTCCATATATTCATATAACTTCTCATAAACTTTACGAAAGATTTTAACGGGATCATTATCTATATTATCAACTACCCATTTACGAACATTTCCAAACTCTTTATTTTTTAAATACTCCATAAGCGACTTCATATTAACTTCGGCAATATTTACCAAAATGCCAGAGTCAATCGTACCGCTCACACTATATCGTTGTAGCTCATTTAATACTCTCCTAAAATCAGGAAAGTGTTTCATAATTAATTCAGCAACTACAGGTTCTTCAAATCCAATATTTTCTGTCTTTAAAATTTTCTCTACACGGCCCATAAACTGGGCAGCAAGATGTGCTTTATTGCCATTGATTTTAAATTCAATGACAGCGCATCGAGAATGTAACGGTTCAATAATTCTGTTTTTGAAATTGCAGGTAAAAATAAACCTACAATTATTGTGAAACTCCTCAATGAACCCACGGAGTGCAGGTTGTGTTGATTGAGGATTTAGATAATCAGCCTCATCTAAAATTACAACTTTCTTACCACCTTGTAATGATACAGTTGAGGCAAAAGTTTTAATTTTATTTCTTAATACATCAATGCCGGATTCTTCAGAACCATTAATAATAATGTAATCAGATTTTAATTGCTCACATAAGGCGCGAGCAACCGTTGTCTTACCAACACCCGAACCACCAGACAAAAGGAGATTTGGAATCTCCTTCTGCCCAATAAATTCTAGAAAGGTATTTTTTATAGAATCTGGAAGAATACAATCATTAATACTTTTTGGTCTATATGATTCTACCCATAAAAACGATTCTGCCATAATTAATCACTCTGTTGTTCCATAGCGATCCAATAAGACGCCTTAGATCCTACCCACTGACTTACGCCAGCCTCTCTTGAACCAGAAAGTTCATAATCACCGGTAATCATCTTCAAATTTTCAGCTTTAAAATGATAATTAAATTCTGGCCCGTCGCGTGTTAAATCCAAATCCAATGTATAATTATTCGATGTTGAATTTTTAATATCAGTAGCTTCTAAAACAATTGTTTTTGAATTTTCTGACCGAATAATAATATCTGGAAGTTGCATTACTGCAGAGGCTTTCAAAATATCCCTCAAAATCCTTTCTTTGATAGTAATGTTTGCACCTAATTCCGGAACATTAAAAACTTCCGGAGGTGATGTAAGAATAGATGGATCTGAATAAAAATATTTAATTTTTGTTTGACCTCCATTTACGGTAAGATAACTATCATTATCAAATTTTAATTCTGGCGTATCAACTAAAGTTAATACTCCAAGGAATTCACTCAAATCATAAATTCCAAAGTCTGCAGGAAAAGTCTCCTTAACCTCAGACTCCGCCAAAATATTTTTCATAGTAGACATGGTCCGAAGTTTAGTACCTTCTTTAACCAAAAGATTTTGATTAACTGTTGAAAAGTTTTTCAACACATCTATCGTTTCACTGCTTAACTTCATTTTCACTCTCCTCATGTATATGTAACATGATTATTCCATAATGTAAAATCTTCATAAGGTCGTCTTTATTCTTGCCGCCTTTACGGCCATATCGTTGGGCATACTTCAAAAGGTTACCCATACAAAATCCTTCACCATGACCACATTCTTCTATAAACTCCAACGCTTGAAATTTATTTGCTGAATAATGTAACTCATAGGTGTTATCAATATATTCTCTCAACGCCTTTAGTGATTTGTTTTCACTAAACTTGTAATTATTTTCTGGAAGTTTTGTTACTTTCATATTCATAATTATCTCATATTTTAATACAAATGTCAATAGAAAATGTGGGGCGAACGTACTCGGTCTCCGAAAGGTATTTAGTGGTGGACCCTGGGACGTGCGTACGCCACCCCACAAGCGTTTTACTTCTTCTGATTTACAAAATCATAAAACTTCTGAGCAGTTTCCATAATCTGGTCAACGCCGGGTACCGTAGGCATTTCTACCTTTGTTACCAAATATTCGTTATCTTCAGTATGGATACTGGTTTCAAACTGACCCCATTTTGCATGGTAATCATTCTGTACAAATTCCTTGGCCATACCAAGCAGTTCTGTACG